CAAAAAATAGTTTATTTAATCTTATAAAAATATACGAGCAAATAGATTATAACGAGGGTAACAGAAGCTCATCAGTAATAACACCAGGAAATTTTCAATGGTTAAATGGTAAAAAAGATACTATAGTAACTTTTAATCCTGATCCTGGTGGTAGATTTAAAGTTAGTTGGGTACCTAGCGGCAAGTTGCAAAATAACGTTATTGTAAAAAATGGTGTAAGATATCCAGGCAATGAACATATGGGTGCGTTTGGCTGTGACTCTTACGACATATCTGGAACAGTAGATAACAAAGGTTCTAAAGGAGCGTTGCACGGTTTAACTAAGTTTTCAATGGAAGATGCCCCGGCTAATACTTTCTTTTTAGAATACATAGCTAGACCACAAACAGCAGAGATATTCTTTGAAGATGTTTTAATGTCATTAATATTTTATGGCATGCCAATACTGGCAGAGAATAATAAACCAAGGTTATTGTACTATTTACGAAGAAGAGGTTACAGAGGATTTAGTATGAATAGACCTGATAAAATTTGGAATAAACTTTCAACAGCAGAAAAAGAAGTGGGTGGAATACCTAACTCTAGTGAAGATATCAAACAGGCACACGCTGCAGCAATAGAAATGTATATCAACGACCACGTTGGTTTATTAGAAGACGGCGATTATGGCAATATGTATTTCAATGATACTTTAAATGATTGGGCTAAGTTTGATATAAACAAAAGAACAAAGCACGATGCTTCAATAAGTACAGGTTTAGCAATAATGGCTTGCAATAGACACTTGTACCGACCAAATCCAAAAGTTAAAAAACCTTCATTAAACCTAAATATATCTAAATATAACAATAAAGGATTTCAATCAACAATAATAAAACAATAGTATGGCAGGTTATACCGTAAATTTTCCTTCTCAAGCAGTAAGTGATTTAGAAAAAATGTCGCAAGACTATGGATTAGAAGTAGCTAAGGCTATAAAACAAGAATGGTTTTATGATTCAAAATCTAAATTTAATACGAATTTAAATAACTTTCATAAACTAAGATTATACGCTAGAGGTGAACAGCCTATACAGAAGTATAAAAATGAATTATCTATTAATGGTGATTTATCTTATTTAAACTTAGACTGGAAACCAGTACCTATAATATCAAAGTTTGTTGATATTGTTGTTAATGGTATGGCTCAAAGATCTTACGAAATAAATTGTTTTTCTCAAGATCAATATGGAATAAGCAAAAGAACAGAATACATGGAGTCAATGCTTCGTGACATTAGGTCTAAAGAATACAACGACATGGCAAAGCGACAGTTTGGAGTTGATCTTTATGAAAACGATAAAGAAACTTTACCTGATACAGAAGAAGAACTAGCTCTACATATGCAACTTAATTATAAACAAGCTGTAGAGTTAGCAGAAGAACAAGCTATAAATGTTTTAATGGAAGAAAGTGATTACGATCTTATAAGAAGAAGATCTCTCTATGATTTAACTACAATAGGTATAGCAGCAACTAAAACAACATTCGACTGGAACAGTGGAGCTAGAGTACAATACGTTGATCCAGCTACATTAGTTTACTCTCACACTGAATCACCTTATTTTGATGATATATATTATATTGGTGAAGTAAAAGAAATACCAATAAACGAACTAGTAAAAGAGTTTCCAGAATTAACAGAAGAAGATATCGAAAGATTATCAAAATACTCTGGTAAAATGGACACATATCGCAAAACTGATTATGATAAAAACAAAATAGAAGTTCTTTACTTTAATTACAAGACTCATTCAAACGATGTTTATAAGTTAAAGAAAATGGCTACAGGAGCTGAAAAGGTAATAGAAAAAGATGATACTTTTAATCCTCCTGAAGACATGGATGGAGAGTTTAGTAAATTGGAAAGAGTTGTTGAAACTTTATACGAAGGAGTATATGTTGTTGGAGCAGATGAATTATTGAGATGGAGAATGGTTCCGAACATGATGAGATCAGACTCTGATTTTGGTAAAGTTAAAATGAGTTACCAAGTTGTTGCTCCAAGGATGTATGAAGGTAGAATAGAATCTTTAGTTAGTAGAATAACTGGCTTTGCTGACATGATTCAATTAACACATTTAAAGCTACAGCAAGTAATGGCAAGGATGGTTCCTGATGGAGTTTTCTTAGATGTTGACGGTTTATCAGAAGTTGATCTTGGCAATGGCACAAACTATAATCCACAGGAAGCCTTAAACATGTTCTTCCAAACTGGTAGTGTTATAGGTAGAAGTTTCACATCTGATGGTGATGCTAATCCTGGTAAAGTACCAATACAACAAATAAACAACGGTGTTAGTAGTAATAAATTACAAAGTTTAATTACAACTTATAATTATTACTTACAAATGATAAGAGATGTAACTGGACTTAATGAAGCCAGAGACGGTAGTATGCCCGATGCTAACGCTTTAGTTGGTGTTCAAAAACTTGCTGCTGCAAACTCAAATACAGCAACAAGACACATACTACAATCTATGTTGTATATAACAGCTGAATCAGCTGAATGTTTATCACTAAGAATTGCAGATATAATAGAATACTCTCCAACAAAACAAGCTTTCATACAAGCGATAGGTGCTCATAACGTTGCAACTCTAGATGAAATGAAGGAACTGCATCTTTATGACTTTGGTATATTTATAGAGTTATTACCAGATGAAGAAGAAAAAGCAATACTTGAAAATAATATACAAGCTGCGTTAGCTCAGCAGTCAATTGATCTTGACGACGCTATTGACTTGCGTAATGTTAGAAACGTTAAACTAGCTAATGAATTATTGAAAGTAAAGCGAAAAAGAAAAATACAAAGAGATCAAGCAATGCAGCAACAAAATATACAAGCTCAAGCACAAGCGAATGCTCAAGCTCAACAAGTAGCTGCTCAAACAGAAGTTCAAAAGAACCAAGCTAAAACTCAATCTGAAGCTCAACTAGAGCAAGCTAAAAGTCAATTTAAAATACAGTACTTACAACAAGAAGCTCAAGTTAAGAAAGATTTAATGGCTTATGAGTTTGAACTAAACTCTAGATTAAAAGGTATGGAAAGAGAAGTCGCAAGTGGATTAGAGCAAGTTAGAGAAGATAGAAAAGACCAAAGAGTTGATAGGCAAGCGTCTCATCAAAAAGAAATGATAGATCAAAGAAGTGGGGGTGAATCACTTAAAAAGTTTGAATCATCAGGTAATGATATAGTTACAGGGGGTGCTGGTATTGACCGGTTTTAATCCTAATTTTTAATATTTTATAAAATTTTATTATGGCAAAAAAGAAAAAAGAATCAGTAGAAGAAGTGACTGATAAAGCTACTGAACAAGTAGTAGAAGAAAAAGTTGAAGAACAAATAGATGAATCTAAATTCGAAAGCGCTGGAGATGACAGTGTTATTAAAGTAGATTTAAGTAAACCACCAACTCAAGAAAGCGAAGAGGTTGAGCAACAACCCGCAGTTGAAGAAGAGGTGGTCGTAGTCAACGAAGAACCAGAAGCTGCTAAAGAAGAACAAGAGGTTGTCGAGGAAGAAGCACCTATTTTAGAAGAAGTTACAGACGAGGAAATTACAGAGGAAAATGTTGAGGAGGTTGAGGAAAAAATAGAAGAAGCTGTAGCCGAAGCAGAAGCAACTGGAAAACCGCTACCTGAGAGTATACAAAAACTTGTAGACTTCATGGAAGAAACAGGTGGTGATTTACAAGACTACGCAAATTTAAACAAAGACGTATCAAAGATGGATGACTCTGATGTATTAGACGAATACTACAGAGCAACTAAATCTCATTTAACTGCAGAAGAAAGATCATTTTTATTAGAAGAATCTTTTGGTTATGACGAAGAGATTGAAGATGAGAAAGAAATACGTAAAAAGAAAATAGCCCTCAAAGAGCAAGTTGCCGAGGCTAAAGCCCACTTAGACAGGCAAAAGTCTAAATACTATGAAGATATCAAAGCTGGGTCAAAGTTGACCCAAGAACAACAAAAAGCTATTGACTTCTTTAATAGATACAATAAAGAATCTAAAGATCAGGAGAAACTATCTCAAGCAAATAAAAATAAGTTTCAACAAAGAACAGATAATGTTTTCAACAAAGATTTCAAAGGTTTTGATTATCAAGTTGGTGAAAAGAAATATAGGTTTAATGTTAAAGA